CCATCGTTTCGTGATTTGATTGTCCCCATGAAGGAATCAGATTCGATTCGTGAACATTTGTGGGTCGAGAAGTATCGGCCCACAACTATTTCTGATTGTGTTCTACCTGAACACCTGAAGAAAACGTTTCAGGGAGTAGTTGACTCCGGTGAGTTGCACAACATGCTTCTCACTGGAACTGCAGGTCTCGGCAAAACCACGGTGGCTCGTGCGCTGTGCAACGAGCTGAATCTGGACTACATCCTGATCAACGGATCTGAAGAATCAGGAATCGACACACTCAGGAATAAGATCAAGCAGTTTGCTTCCTCAGTTTCTCTCACGAGTGACAACCACAAGGTAGTCATCCTTGACGAGGCAGACTACCTGAATCCTCAGTCGACTCAACCAGCCCTTCGTGGATTCATCGAGGAGTTCTCAAGCAATTGCAGGTTCATCCTGACATGCAACTTCAAGAATCGGATCATTGAACCCCTGCACTCTCGCTGTGCTGTCATTGAGTTCAATACCAGCAAGAAGCAGTTGGTCGACGTTGCAGCAAAGTTCTACAAGAGGCTGATTCACATTCTGAAGACGGAGAAGGTCGAGTTTGACGATAAGGTCCTGATCGAGCTCGTCATGAAGCATGCGCCTGACTGGCGCCGTATCATCAACGAGTGTCAGCGTTACAGCTCTTCAGGGAAGATCGATATCGGTCTCCTCTCGAACCTTAGTGACGTCAACATATCGGTCTTGATGAAGTCCCTGAAGGAAAAGGACTTCAAGTCCATGCGTGCCTGGGTATCTAACAACATCGACACTGAACCTGCTGCGATCTTCCGAAAGGTATTTGACAACATGGTCGAGTATGCGAAGCCTCAATCAGTTCCTCAGGTTGTTCTCATTCTGGCAGAATACCAGTACAAGGATGCCTTCGTGGCAGATCATGAGCTCAACATGGTTGCATGCATGACCGAACTGATGGCATCGATCGAATGGAAATGAACTGGCCAAACACACTCCCTCACAAAGCCTTTGGATCCATGGTTTGCGTCATAGCGCCAGCGGATCGTAAACTCACTGTAGGAAAGCGCTATGCCATACTCGATATGGATCCACTGGCTCTTGGACCTGGAGTATCACGATTTGATTACTACGTCCAGGATGACAATGAACTTTATGTTTGGGTTCAGTCTGAATGCTTCGCGGACTTCATTAAAGCTTGAACTTCTTCGACTATCTCAATAGCATCAACCATTCGAAGGAAAATCTGATGGTTGACTCTGTATCCGAGAACGCCTACAATAGCTTCATGGTGAACCGTGGGCTATCGTATTTCTCGGATACAGTCCTATTGGCAAATGAGATGAATAGGCTGCATCATGCAGATAAGCCTCTCCAGTATTCATTTTTGATAAATACGGTGAGAAAGAATAAACGCTTCAGCAAATGGATTAAACCACAGGAAACTGAAGACCTCATGATTGTCAAAGAATACTATGGCTACAGTAATGAAAAGGCTAGGTCTGCTTTGTCGATCCTGAGTGCAGTACAAATAAGCGAACTCAAATCTAAAATCGACAAAGGTGGAAAATCAGGAAATAAAGCCTCAGCCTAGCACTCAGATCGACGAAACTCCGGTCGAGTGGACTCCTGCGATGATGCTTGAGGTCACGCTGAGTCAGCCTGATGACTTCCTGAAAATCCGAGAGACACTGACCCGAATCGGTGTCGCCTCCCGAAAAGAGACAAACAAGCTTTATCAGTCTTGCCACATCCTGCACAAGCAGGGTCGTTATTTCATAGTTCACTTCAAGGAATTGTTCTTGCTGGATGGTAAGCCTTCAAATCTGAACGTGAACGATGTTCAGAGGCGAAACACGATTGCCACTCTTCTTTCAGACTGGGGTCTGGCTTCCATCGTAAATACCGAACAGTGCCGGGAAAAAGCACCGTTACGCCAGATCAAGATCATCCCTCATAAAGAGAAGAATCAGTGGGAACTGTTGCCGAAGTATTCTATCGGCAATACGAAACCCTGATAAATAAATTTGCCGGCAATACCGTCGGCAACCATCGGTGCCCTTTTGGGGCCGATGGAAGTTAGTTAACCTTGCTATCATTAGGAGGAAAGTCAGATGACAACGTATACTACCAACAATGCGTCATTCACATTCCCACGTTCAAACTTCGTGGGATTCGAACGTCTGTTCGATGAGTTGTCCCGTAATACGGTGAACAACACGAACAACTACCCGCCGCACAACATTGTTCAGATCGACGAGGATAATTTCCTCATTGAGATTGCGGTTGCAGGGTTCAAGCATGAGAATCTGGATATCCAATTGAAGGATTCGATTCTCACTGTCACCGGAAAGAAGGAGGACACTCGGACATATTCTCACAAGGGAATCTCTTCCCGTGAGTTCGTACGTACCTTCACTCTGGGTGAACACGTTCAGGTGAACGGAGCAGATCTCGAGGATGGCATTCTGGCCATCAAGCTCGAGCGCGTGATTCCTGAGGAAGAGCGCCCTCGAAAGATCGAGATTGGAACAGAGACAAAGAAAACAAAGAAGTCATTTCTGAAAGATTGACATTGATTCATTGAGAATGACACGGCGGCTGGAAACGGCCGCCGTTTTTTGTTTACTTTTGTACCGGTCGTGTTAGGGTATTCAGTATGACGTTCTACACAAATGTCCTTTCGAAGGACGGTAAGATCTTGTACCGAGGTTACGAGGACGGATCTCGAGTCAAAAAGAAGATCAATTTTCAGCCCACCCTTTTCAAGGAGGCGGCCAAGCAGTTTGAGGATAGTACCTGGGTTTCTCTGGATGGAAAGAATCTCCGCGAGGTTCAGTACGCCTCGATCAAGGAAGCATATCAGGACAAGAAGATGTGCGAGGATCTTAAGATCCCACTCTGGGGGAATACGAGATTTGTTTCTCAGTTCATCCAAAAGCAGTTTCCTGGAAACATTCTCTTTCAGCGTGATCTGATCCAGGTGGTCAGCATAGACATCGAGACTCGTTCGGATAACGGGTTTCCGAACGTTGAGACTGGTGACCAAGAGATCTTGTCTATCGCCCTGAAGAACAACAAGGAGGATTGCTTCCACCTGTGGTGCATGAAGGCCTACGATGAGACCAACTCCTCTGTGAAGGCAAAGGTCGAGGTTCATCAGTTTGTGAACGAGAAGGCCATGTTGATGGACTTCCTCAAGTGGTGGTTCAACCCGAAGAATACGCCTGACATTGTGACCGGCTGGAACAGCCGTCTCTTTGACGTGGCGTATCTGTACGCACGCATCCGTGGCGTCCTAGGTGAAGAGCTCGCACTCCATCTTTCGCCCTGGAAGATGTGCGAGGAAGAGAAGATCTCGTTCAAGGGGCGATCCCGTGAAGCGACCTTCATCGATCTCCTGGGTATCTCACAGCTAGATTATCTGGATCTCTTCAAGAAGTTCACGACTCACACCTACGGCAACCAGGAGTCCTACAAGTTGTCTCATATCGCCAAGGTAGTTCTGGGTGATGACAAGATACAGTATGATGGCACGCTCCAGGAGCTTTACGATAACGATCCTCAGACCTTCTTCAATTACAACTTGAAGGACGTTGAGCTGATTGAACGCTTCGAGGACAAGCTTGGACTGATCACTCTGGCACTCACCATAGCGTACATCGGTGGTGTCAATTACATCGACACTCTCGGCACGACCGCAATATGGGACTCGATCATCTACCGAGACCTGTGCAAGAGGAACGTGACCATACCTGCCTTCATCGAGGAGAGAAAGAGGGTCCCGTACCCGGGTGGCTACGTGAAGGACGTGGCCGTGGGCAAGCACAATTGGGTCTGCTCGTTCGACGTGAATTCCATGTACCCGAATCTGTTTGTGCAGTACAACATGTCTCCTGAGACCATTATCGGTGGCCAGGGTGACATTACACCTGGCATCGATCCGGACATGCTGCTTTCAGACAAACCGTTCACTCCGGTCCACAATAACATCATGGCTGCGAATGGTGTTCACTTCAGGTCCGATGTTCAGGGAGTGATTCCTCGGTTGGTCGACGAGATCTACAATCAGCGTGTCAGCCTGAAACAATCCATGTTGGCCGAAAAGAAGAAGCTCGAGACGCTTCCAAAGTCTGACAAGGAAGCTCGGCGCCAGTGTGAGCGCGAGATCTCTCGACTGGAGAATCACCAGATCGCCGTCAAGATCCTACTGAACAGTCTCTACGGTGCGTGTGGCAACATCTACTTCAGGTACTTCGATCTGCGCGTGGCCGAGGGAATCACCCTCACCGGTCAGACTGCCATTCGAGCTGCAGAGAAGGCTGTCAATGCCTTCATGAATAAAACTCTGAAGACCGATGGCAAGGACTACGTGATCGCGATCGATACCGACTCTCTGTACGTATCAATGGACAAACTCGTACAGAAGTTTGATCCGAAGAATCCTTGCAAGTTCCTCGATGAGTTCTGCAAGAAGGCAGTCGAACCGGTTCTGGAGGAAGCAATGCAGAATCTGGCCACAAAAACTTTCTGCCCGAAGAATCGAATGGTGATGAAGCGAGAGGCCATTGCCGATCGTGCCATCTGGACGGCCAAGAAGCATTACATCCTGAACGTCCTCAACAACGAAGGCGTCCAGTATGCCGAGCCGAAGATCAAGATGATGGGAATCGAGGCGGTCAAGTCTTCGACTCCCGAGATCTGCCGTGACGAGATGGGCAACATGTTCAAGCTCATCATGAGCGGAACCGAGGAAGACGTAAAGAAGGCTCTGTCAGAGTTTCGATCGAAGTTCATGGCTATGCCTGTTGATGAGATCTCTTTCCCTCGTGGTATCAGTGACATCGAGAAGTGGATGCCACGAAACAAGAAGCAGATCGATGAGCCGAGTCTCTTCGACGAACAAGTGATCTCGAATCGAATCTATGAGAAGGGAACTCCGATCCATGTCCGCGGTGCTCTTCTCTACAATAACTTGGTCAGAAAGAATCGTCTCACCAAGAAGTACCCACTCATCCGAGAGGGTGACAAGATCAAGTTCGTCTATCTCGCCGAGCCAAATCCGATCCACGAGAACGTCATCTCTTTCCCAGAGTCTCTTCCGAAGGAGTTCAAGCTAGATAATTTTGTGGACCGTGAGGTCCAGTTCGAGAAAACGTTTCTTGATCCTCTTGATCCAATCTTCAAGGCAATTCGAATGAATCCTACCAAGGAAGTCACACTTGAACAATTTTTCTCTTGATAATTTACTTTGTCAGTTAACCATCATATCATACCATCATGCCAAATCATAATTCAGCATTCACGTTCAGTTTCACCACCGAGGGATACCACGGTATCAATTATTCGTCTCCGCCTCGTGCGATCACGTTTGAGGTTGAGAGCGGAGAACTCACTGTCGACGAGCTGTGCTCTTCATTCCAGGACTTTCTGAAGGCCTGCGGCTATATGTTAGACAACGGCACGATTGAGTTCGTTCCCTTCTCAGATGAGCCAGATATCCGTGAGGAAGATTACAACTACGAGCCGGCCCAACCTGAAGTTCAGGAAGATCCAAACCAGCAAAAGTTTGATTTCGCCAATAACGAAAACGTAGACACCACTGGTTACGACCCAACACGCGGCGCCGTATGAGCAACGACTGGGTACAAGATATCGCCGAGATGCACCGCAAGTTCGGTGTCAATGATGCAGTACGCAAGATGGATGCTGATAAGCTAAAAGCATTTTTGGAATTTCGCATTCGTTTCCTACAAGAAGAA